ATTCTATACAGTTCTTTTTTATGTGTGAAGCTTTCATAGCTTCTGAAACGATTTTCTTTTAGAAACTTCAATGCTTTGTCTTGGCTATTGAATACTTTTTGGTTGCTATACACAACTTTCTTTTCGTGTTTATAATCAAACATATTTTTTCTCCTTACCAACTGCTGTTGGACAGTACCCATTATGCACATTGGATTGTTGTTGTCAACCCAAAGACATAATAGGGTACTTATATGCATGTTAAGCTTTAATAGATTTTTGTAAAAGTTTCATCATGTATTCGTAATCTCTGCCGAGATACTGTAAATAGTTCAAAACTCCTTTAAAGTTTATAAATTCTTCTGAATCAATGATGAACTCACCATCATCATCTTCTCCAAACAACTCTACAAAGTAGTTGCCTGTGCCTAAGTAATCATCGTCTCTTTCTATTTCAAGTCTTGTGACGAGTTGCTCATCACCATTTTCATATCTGAAAGTATCAAAACCTTCAATTTTAACTTCGCTCATTATTTTCTCCTTACCACTCAGGGTATGCCATTAATGTTCCAGCATCATAAGGTTCACAGAACCAACCATGCTCTTTCATAAACTTATCGAACACAGGATTAACACCACTAGTATTACACCAAGAGTCTCGATAAAAATCAAACATACTATCTGTACCATCAAATTCTGTTGGTATTACATCCCAATCTTCGCTACCATGAAACCAGATACCTTTCTCTGTTTCATCATCATAGAACTGAGCTAAAGGAACAGCTCTAGCATTTGGATATGCTTTGTTGACCAGCTCAATCATTTTGCTGACAGTTTTAATCTTTCGTTTAGTCATAAAAATCTCCGTTTGCAACCACCGAACCAGCTCGACAGTCGGCAACCATTGTCCACATTGCATTGCTGTTGTCAACCCAAAGACACGGGAAGAATACTTATACAGGCGTTAAGCTCAACCATATAAAGTCTTTGGAAACATTAACCTTTCATGTAAGGCGGGTGTTGTGCGTTAAGTCACGCTAGGCATGTTACGCCTGTCATCATGACCCGAGTGTGCATGAATTTTCCGCAAGACTCTCCTAGGCATTATGCGTAGGGAGAGGTTTTTGTAAAAAATTAGTGGCATTGACAGGCTTGACAAGTCGAATTTAGTCGTGTTACTTTGTAATGGTCTCGGCAGGGTTGCCTTGACAGAAACTTCGTTTCATAAGGAGGCGATTATGACTAAAGCTAAAGCTTTAAAAGCTACTGCAACAGCTACGAAAGGTGCAGAAAAGAAACTTTCTCTCGAAGAGAGATGGGCTAAAGACGGTAAAAAACGAGCCACTATCGGACAAGCTAAAGCTTGTTGCGGGTATTTGCTCAACGAAGTCGAGAGTATCCCTAAAGGGATTCATTGGGGTAACCTTTCAGGTTATTTCTACAACCGCATTAACCTTGAAAAAGGTTATATGACAAGGGGTCAAGTATCAAAGATACTTTCTTTGGAAGCTTTTCCTGAAGATATTGCAAATGCAATATTGGCTTACAAGCTTGAGCAAGAGCTGAATAGCTCTAAGGCGGTGAAGTAATGCCTGTAGTTGCAGAGCAACTCCGTAAGGGTGACAGGGTGCTTTTAGCACCTTGTTGCTCTACTGAGCCGAGGGTCGCTATTATCGAAGATAATGAGACTCGAAGCCTTGTGAGACATGTAGAGATAGAATCTCTAAATGGCTATGAGCCTGATAGCTACGCTATCTTCGCTGATGAGATAACAGGATATGTTAGTCCGAAAGGACTGTATCGTCCTGTTCAACCAAGTGCTTTGCACTTACAGCGTTTGCATGAGTTACGTAACGTGTTTGATTAGCGTAGCTAATTAAGCCTTTCTAAGACCCCTCATTCGAGGGGTTTTTTTTGCCCTGAAGAACCCCCAAAGGCTTTCTAAGCCTTCCTTTCTTGTTACCCTCTTCTTACCCTATGTTTTAAGCTTGAAAAGCTTACAAAGCTTGTAAAGCTCTTTCTTGTGCGTGAAACTCTTTAGAGTTTGGAACATAACTTTATAAGCTCTAAAGAGCTTTATAACGCTTGTTAACTTCACAAGCTTTACAAGCTTCTCTTTTTCCCCTGTAAAACTCTGTAAAGTTTGTCTAACCTGTAAGGTTTGACACCCCCTGCCAGACCCACCCCACCCCCACCTAGTATATATACTAATGCTTAAACATTTTAGGCTAAAAAGGTTTGTCAACTACTAGGACCCGAGTTGGTTAGGTCCCGATTCTTTATAAACTAAGTTGGTTTGATTAGGCTATATAGGTTATATATTCAACCCGGCAGCCTACAAAGACTATTATACATACTAAATCTTAATTTGTCAATAGCACTTGACAAAAAACTAAACTACCTATATAATACTTAATATGAATTTAGCAAAAGCCAATAGAAAACTTACTGAGAAACAAGAACATTTCTTAGAAAACTTATTAGAAACCAAAGGCGATATTGCTAAAGCAGCTGAACTAGCTGGATATTCGGGAAATACTAACCAAGTAATACAAAGTCTTAAACAAGAAATAGTAGATTTAGCCCAAAATATCTTAGCCAAGGAAGCTCCTAAAGCAGCTTTTAAACTTGTTGAGGTTATGACAAGCGATAAACCAATGCCTAACATTAATGCTAAGCTTCAAGCAGCTCAGACATTGTTAGATAGAGTAGGAGTTACTAAACAAGATAAAGTAGAAGTTAATCATAATGTTTCAGGTGGTATTTTTATTTTACCTGAAAAAGATAGTATAGTTATTGATGGCGATATAGAAGAAGCACATGTCAGAACGTAAAAGTAAAAAAGATTCTAGACTTGCAAAAGCAGGTGTTAGTGGTTATAATAAACCTAAACGAACACCTAATCATCCTAAAAAGAGCCATATAGTAGTTGCAAAAGTAGGAGACAAGATTAAAACAATTCGTTTTGGTCAGAAAGGAGCTAAGACCGCAGGTAAACCCAAGCCCGGTGAATCGGCTCGTATGAAAGCTAAAAGAAAATCTTTTAAAGCTAGACATGCCAAGAATATTAAAAGGGGTAAAATGTCAGCAGCTTATTGGGCTGACAAAGTTAAATGGTAGAAGTATAATTATGGAAGTAGTATTAGGAATAGTATTAGTAGTAGCACTAGGTGTTATATTATTAAAACCAAGTCTTACAGAACAAATTAAGAATTGGATATTAAACAAGCTTAAAAAGTAAGATGCCTCAATTAGGTGATAACGATAGACCCTTGACTATGAAGTCAGGTACTATGGCGGGTAAAGGTTCCAAGCCTAGACCCGGAGTGTATACTGATAAGTATAGGGATGAATTTGATAGGATATTTAAACATGCCAAAAAAGACAGCAAAGAAAAAAACAAAAAGTAAAGTAAATCAAGCGGGTAATTATACCAAGCCCACTATGCGTAAGAGGCTTTTTGAAAAAATCAAAGCCGGTTCTAAAGGTGGTAAACCCGGTCAATGGTCTGCTCGAAAAGCCCAGCTCTTAGCTTCAGAATATAAAAAGAAAGGAGGAGGATATAAATGATAGTAGGATTATTAGATTGGTTAAAAGACTTATGGTATTTTGAACCAAAACCAAAACCAAAAAGAAAAAAAAGAAATGGCACTAAAAAAGTCACAAAAAAGTCTTAAGCGTTGGACTAAACAAAAATGGCGAACACCTAGCGGTAAGAAGTCTTCTGAAACAGGTGAAGTCTATGCACCAGCTAAAACTATAAAAAAACTAAAAGGAACTGCTGCTGGTCGTAGAAAACTAGCTGCAGCTAATAAAAAGAAAAGAGAGGCAACAAGAAAAGGCAAACAACATGCTAAGCATGGTTTGCACAAAGGTAAAAAAAGATGACACCTCCTCAAGGTTTCATTAAAAAAAAGTCTAAAACGATTCCGTTTGGCTACAAGATTTCTAGTATTAAAGGTTATCTAGAACCTATTCCAGAACAACTAGAAATACTTCAAAAGTATCTTAAATGTGTTATACAACAAGAAGCTTCATTACGTGAGGCTGCTCAGGCTATTACTACAGAAAGTGGTAGAAAAATAAGTCATGCTGCTTTATCTAAAATGCTTAAAAAAGATTTATGGGAATTACTACCAAACGAATATGTTAAAGACGATAAAGGTAACTTTGTTTTAAATAGTAAAGGAGAACCGCAAAGAAAAACAGGCAGACCTAAAGGAGCTACTAGTTCATATAATTTTTCTAAAGCTCAAAAAAGAAAACAAAAACTTAATCAAGAAAAAAAAGAATTAGAAAAACTACAAAAAAAAGTCTATGCTAAAAAGACTAAGATAGCTAAAGAAGATAAAATATTAGATAGTGTGCAAGGTAAAAGTAATAATAATGTTGTTACTCCAGAAGATATTCAAGATGTCGCACAATCTACCCAAGATATTGTTAATGATTCTAAGGTTTTGTTTCATCCTAATGAAGGACCTCAAACACACTTTTTAGCAGCTGATGAAAAAGATGTACTATATGGTGGAGCTGCAGGTGGTGGTAAAAGCTATGCTATGCTTATTGACCCTTTAAGGTATTGCCATAAAAAAGCACACCGAGCCTTAATTCTTAGAAGGTCGATGCCAGAACTAAGAGAACTAATAGACAAATCCAGAGAACTTTATCCCCAAGCTTTTCCCGGTGCTAAGTTTAGAGAGGTTGAAAAGGTTTGGAATTTTCCATCAGGAGCTAAAGTAGAATTTGGTTTCTTAGAAAAAGATGCTGATGTTTATCGTTATCAAGGTCAAGCATATAGTTGGATAGGCTTTGACGAAATAACACACTTACCAACAGATTTTGGTTGGAACTATTTAGCATCTCGTTTAAGAACCACTGACCCAGAAATTAAAACTTATTTACGTTGTACTGCTAACCCCGGCGGTGTCGGGTCTCATTGGGTTAAAAAAAGATATATAGAACCTTGTAGTCCTAATAATTCTTTTAAAGGCACAGATGGTTTGACTAGAAAATTTATACCTGCTAAGCTAGTTGATAATCCGTACTTAGCTAAAGACGGTGTTTATGAACAAATGTTAAAATCTTTACCACCAACACAAAGACAACAACTACTTGAAGGAAACTGGGATGTAGCAGAAGGTGCTGCTTTTACAGAATTTGATATAAATACTCATGTTGTTTCTCCTTTTGAGTTTCCGTTTCATTGGGAAAGATTAAAAGGGATTGACTATGGTTACGCTTCTGAATCTTGTTGTCTGTGGGGAACTGTAGACCAAGATGACGGAACTCTTATAATATACCGTGAATTATATCAAAAAGGCTTGACAGGTGAAGAACTTGGTAGTATAATAGCAGATATGGAGAAAGAAGACCCTTTTTCCGTACCCGGTGTATTGGACACAGCAGCATGGGCTAAAACAGGCTATGCTGGTCCAACAGTAGGTGAAGCTTTACAAAAGATGGGTCATAAGCTTAGAAGAGCAGACAAAAATAGAGTGCAGGGTAAGATACAAATACATGAGTATCTTAAAGTGCAAGAATCAGGTAGACCAAAGTTGCAAATCTTTAATACCTGTAGAAATTTAATTAGAGAATTACAAAGTATTCCTCTAGCTAAAAATAACTCTGAAGATGTTAATACACATGCTTCTGACCATGCGTATGATGCCTTGCGTTATATGATTATGAGTAGACCTTCAATTTATGGTACACTACAGAGATTGAGAGATATTAAAAAATTTAATCCTTCAGACTCAACATTTGGATATTAAATATGGCAGAAGATAACAATAACGATAATACATTTTTAAATGCTGACTACATAAGTGACGTAGAAGGTGAAGCAGGAAAAAATTTAAATCTTATTGAAGACCAAAAACTTAATCTTGTCGGTCTTATACAAAGCAGATATTCTGTTGCTGAAGAATCTAGAGATGCTGACGAAAGTAGATGGTTAGAATCTTATGAAAACTATAGGGGTCTTTACGGAAAAAGAGTAAAGTTTCGAGACTCTGAAAAATCTAGAGTATTTATTAAAGTTACTAAAACAAAAGTTTTAGCTTCCTTTGGACAATTAGTAGATGTTTTATTTAATACTGGTAAATTTCCTATTGGTATTACTGAAACAAAAATACCAGAAGGAGAAAAAGCTTCAGCACATTTAGACATATCTAATCCTCAACCAAGTATTGAAACTTCTATGCCAGATAATATTGGCAATATGCTTGGTGGTCCTTTTGATGTTGGCTACGAAGGAGACGGTAAAGTTCTTAAACCCGGAGCTACTTTTGGTAGTAATAACGGAATGTTTGAACCTACTATTGAAGATGCCGCAGAACAAGCAGGTATTTTAAAAGAAGGTTTTTCTGTTGACCCTCAAAAACCAGAAATATCTCCAGCTCAAAAAGCTGCAAGAAGAATGGAAAAACTTATCCATGACCAAATAGAAGAATCAAACGGTTCTTCTGAAATGAGGAATGCTTTATTAGAAGCTTCTTTGTTAGGTACAGGAATAGTAAAAGGTCCATTTAATTTTAACAAAACATTAAATAATTGGTCTGAAGGAGAAGACGGTGAAAGAACTTATTCTCCAAAAGAAGTTAGAGTACCTAGAATAGAGTTTGTTAGTTGTTGGGATTTTTATCCTGACCCCGGTGCTACTAACATAGAAGAATGTGAATACATAGTTCATAGACATAAAATGAATACTTCACAACTTAGAGGTCTAAAAAATATGCCTTACTTTGATAAAGAGGCTATTAGAGAAACAATACAAGAAGGACCTAATTACGAAGAAAAAGACTTTGAACATCAACTAAAAGATGATTATCAACCAGATGAAGCTTATAGTAATCATTTTGAAGTATTAGAATACTGGGGTATTATGGATGCTCAATATGCAAGAGAAGTAGGTATTGAGCTTGAAGAAGAAATTGATGACTTAGATGAAGTACAAATCAATGCTTGGATATGCGGTAACAAACTATTAAGAGCTGTAATAAATCCATTTACTCCATATAGAATACCTTACCATGCTTTTCCTTATGAAAGAAATCCATATAATTTCTTTGGTGTTGGAGTAGCAGAGAATATGAATGATTCTCAACAAATTATGAATGGTCATGCTAGAATGGCTATAGATAACTTAGCAATGTCTGGCTCATTAGTTTTTGATGTAGATGAATCTGCATTAGTAGCTGGACAAAACATGGACATTTATCCCGGTAAGATATTTAGAAGACAAGCAGGTATGCCGGGACAAGCAATATATGGTTTAAAGTTTCCAAATACTGCACCAGAAAACATGATGATGTTTGATAAGTTTAGACAACTTGCAGACGAACAAACAGGAATACCGTCATACTCACATGGACAAACAGGAGTACAAAGTATGACAAGAACAGCTTCAGGTATGTCAATGCTATTAGGAGCTGCTTCATTGAACATCAAAACAGTCGTTAAAAACTTAGACGACTTTTTATTAAAGCCTTTAGGCGAATCATATTTCCAATGGAATATGCAATTCTTTGAAGGTGATTTAGATGTAAAAGGTGATTTAGAAGTTAAAGCAACAGGTACTAATAGCTTAATGCAGAAAGAAGTAAGAAGTCAAAGACTTAATATGTTCTTACAGACTGCACAAAGCCCATCAATAGCACCGTTTGTTAAGATTTCTAAATTAATAAGTGAACTAGCCTACAGCTTAGATTTAGACCCAGATGAAATACTCAATGACCCTGAAGAAGCAGCTATGATGGCACAAATAATAGGAATGCAAAATGTTAGACAAGAAACTGGCGAAGAAGCTCAACTTACTGGTGAACAATCTGGAGATATGGGAAGCCCTTCAGGAACACCTCAACAATCTCAAGAACTTGGAAGTTCAGGCACTGGTGGTGGCAACATCGGAACAGGAAATGTACCGGTCTCAGGGGAGACTACGTTTACTGGGACAAATAGACCAGCTGAAATTGCAGGTGCAGGAGGCATTAACTAGAAAGGAATAATTATGAAAAGTTTATTAAATTCAGAAAAAGCTGATTTAGATAATGATGGTAAATTATCATCATATGAAAGAAAAAGAGGCGAAGCAGTAGAAAAATCTATGAGAGAAAAAAAGAGTATAGGTGGTGCTATTGCTAGAGCAATATCTAAAGCTACACCTAAAACAAAACCAAAAAACTTTTTTGATGCTATGGATGATAAAGCATTATCTAGATTAAAAGCATCTGGTGAGGATGCAGATATTAGTATTCGTGGTTTTTACAAATCAAAAAATGCTAGAGATGATTTACTTGATGGCAGTAGAGATGAAAACGAAGTAAGAGCTTTATTACAAGCAAGTGGTTTTTCTAGTAAAGAAATAGATGCTGTAATTAATAATGTTAGAAAATCTTTAGATAGTATTGATGATGACAGTACTGACATGGCAATGAGAGGCATGAATAAAGGTGGTTATGTTGATAATGAAATGACAAGACTTGGTTTTAAAGAAGGTGGCGATAAAGAATTACGAATGATGCTACAACAAAGAAAAGCCATGGAAATGATACAAAAAAGTACTTTAGATGATGTTGCATATGACCAAATGATAATGGATATGGAAGAAAATAAAGATATTTCTGGATTTAGAAAACCTCATAGTAGTTTTGATATGTTTATCCAAAATCAAGATTCTAAAGATATGTTTTTAAATTTATTAAAAAATAGAAATGAAATATTAGAAAGAGAACAAAAAGCAGAAGGTGGTGAAATGTTAAATGACGAAGACATGGAAGAAAACTTCGTAGAATATATTATTAAAGAATCACTTTCAGAAGAAGAACAAAATGAATTAAAAGAACAACTAGAAGCTAATCCTAAATTGTCAGAGTTATTTGACGAAGTAGTGATAAAAGCTTCTGAGTTTACTGGAGCCGGTTCAGTTGATGGACCGGGGACAGGCACTTCAGATGATATACCCGCAAGGTTATCAGATGGAGAATTTGTCTTTACTGCCAAAGCAGTTGAGCAGATTGGTGCAGACAACCTCATGCAAATGATGAAGGATGCCGAAGCTGCTTATGATGCTGGTGGTGAAAGAGAAGCTATGCAAGAAGGTGGTATGTCTTCTGATACTGAAAAAGTTGAAGTCGAATATACTATTAATCGTCCTGCAGATACTGTTGTGTCAGGAGCTACTCCGTTATTAGCACAACAAGAGCAAGAAGATATGATGGATGAAGAAATCAAAAAAGGTATGTTAGGTATAACACCTTACGTGCGTAGTTAAAGATTAACCGAAAGGCGACCTTTGCAAGACAAGCCCTGCCCGTACAGCAGCTACCTTGTAATATTTGCTAAGCCCTGAATAGGAGAAAATGATGGCAAAAGAAGAAAAAGCTAATCCATATAATATGGAAAAAAGTTGGCACAAAGTAGAAGAAAAAGTATTTGTTGATTCAAACGAATTATTTTTTCCAGACCCTGAAGCTAATACTGAAGAAGTAGAAGAAGAAGTAATGGAAGAAAAAGAAGTTGAACAAACAAAACCCTACAAGCGACCCAACTATAAAAAAAGATACGATGACTTAAAGAAGCATTATGATAGTAAGCTTGATGAGTTTAAACAGAGAGAGCAAGAGTTATTGGACCAAGCCCGTGAAGGTCAAGTAAAATATACTCCACCTAAATCTGAAGAAGAACTTTCTGAGTTTAAGAAAAAATATCCTGATGTTTACGATGTAGTAGAAACTGTTGCTTCTATGCAAAGCGAAAGCCGAGCAAAGAATCTAGAAGAAAAAGTTAAACTTTTACAAGAAAGAGAGCAAGAGTTAGTTAGACTAGATGCTGAGAAAGAACTCAAGTCAAGACATCCTGATTTTGATGATATCAGAAACAGTGATGATTTTCATGGCTGGGCTAAATCTCAACCTGAGTCAATAAAAGATTGGATTTATAAAAATTCAGGAGACCCAGAAGCAGCTAGTAGAGCATTAGATTTATTTAAGTCTGATATGAATATTAGTAATAAAAAGCCATCGGCAGGTTCTAAACAAAAAGCTTCGGCTGCAAATATGGTTTCTGCAAAGACAACCAATATTGAGCCAAAACAAGCTAAAGTTTGGAGCGAAAAGGAGATTCTAAATTTATCTCCAGCCGAGTTTGATAGACTTGAAAAAGAAATCGACAAAGCTTGGGATGAGGGTAGAATCAGTAGATAAACTAATTTTAACCCAAGAGGAGTAAAAAATGGCACAGTATTTTGAACCAAGTCCAGATACAAACGCAAACTTTGGTAACTCCGTAGCCGGTCAAACTAATAGTTTCTTCCTGCCTTCTATATACTCTGCAAAAGTTTTAAACTTTTTCAGAAAGGCATCAGTGGTAGAAGCTATTACAAATACTGACTACTCCGGAGAAATCAATGCATATGGTGATTCCGTAAAAATCATCAAAGAACCAGTAATCTCTGTCTCTGATTATACTAGAGGTAGTGACACTACTGCGACAAAATTAACAGACCAAGAACTAACTTTGGTTGTTGATTCAGCAAAAGCTTTTAAATTCATCGTTGATGATATAGAAGCAAACATGTCACATGTAAACTTTAAAGAAGTGGCAACATCTTCAGCAGCTTATGCTTTAAGAGATTCTTTCGATTCAGCAGTAATTGAAAGTATGTTCTCAGGATGTTCTGCTTCTACACCTAACCATATATTAGGTGCAGACCATGCTGACAAATTAGGTGCTGGAGTCTTTGACGGAACAGGTGGTGTAGACTTAGGTCTATCTGGTGAAACAGACCCACTAGACCTTATGGCTAGAATGGCAAGACTACTTGACGAGCAAAATGTACCTGAAGAAGGTAGATGGTTCGTTGCAGGTCCTGATTTCTACGAGCAGCTAGGTCAGTCTGGTTCTAAGTTACTTTCAGTAGACTTTAACGCAGGTCAAGGCTCAATCAGAAATGGTTTAGTCTCTAGCGGTAAACTAAGAGGATTCTCAATGTACAAATCAAATAACATTGCAGCAACTTCTAATGCTACTGGTAAAGTCCTTGCTGGACACATGTCTTCAACTGCAACAGCTCAAACAATCATCTCAACTGAGGTCTTAAGAGACCCAAGTTCATTTGGTGATATTGTTAGAGGATTGCACGTTTATGGAGCAAAAGTATTGAGAGATGAAGCATTAGTTTCAGCTTTCTATCACATTGACTAATAGTTGATATTCGGGAGGCTCTTCGGAGCCTTCCATTTTTAAGGAGAAATTATGAAAAAGAAAAGAGAAATGTATTCATACGGTGGTATGGAAAAGAAAAAAATGATGCATGGTGGTAGAGTTAATTATGCTCATGGTGGTAAAGCACATAAATCTGTACAAGACATGGAAAGAGCTTGTAAAAAAATGGCAGGTTCTAATTACCACGATGAAGGTTAAAGCACCTAAAGGTTATCACTGGATGAAAGCTGGTAAATCTTACAAGCTTATGAAACATTCAGGCAAGTTTGTTCCTCATAAAGGAGCAAGTATGTCAGCAAACTTTGAAATACAAAAAAAACATAAAAAATAATGGCAACAACATATTTAGATATTACTAATGAAG